TGTCGGCGAACATTTACGCCATTTTTGACCCCCTAGGGTCTCCGAGAGATTTACGAGGAAAAATGCCAGCCGGACGCCCGAGAAAGCCAAATGAGCTCAAAAGAGTGCAAGGAAATCCTGGCAAGCGTCCTCTGCAATCTCTTGCGTCTGTGACTGTAATTCCACAAGCGTCTGCGAAAGCGCCTGAGCACTTAACTCCCGCAAGCCAGGAACTTTGGAAGCGTCTTCGTGACACTGCATTTTGGATTTCCAACACAGATCAATCTGCTTTGCAATTGGTCTGTGAAAAGCTAGACCGTCGCAATGAATTGATTGCCAAGTTGCAAAACAGCGACTTCGTTTTGCTTACTGATAAGGGATACGCCTATGCGAACCCGCTTGTCGCGATGCTGTCAAATGTTGAAACAGAAATCACCAAACTCTTTTCCTTGCTCGGACTTACTCCAACAGATCGAACACGCCTTGGAGTTGCCGAAGTCAAGGCTCAATCTGCTCTTGACGAATTGATGGCCAAGCGCAGCGCCAAGTGAATCAAGCCAGGGGTGGCAACATGACAGCACATAAAGCATGGCCTCCGCGCTATCTCTCACCAGTAGCGAAGGCAGACTTGAAGAGAAGTCGTGGCGATGATGTCATCGAGTTCGCTCAGGCGATGTGTACCATCACAAAAGATTCAATCGCTGGCAAGGCTGGCTCACCACTCATCTTCCGCGACTGGCAGAAAGAGCTGACTCGTCATCTCTATGCTGAGAAATCAGATGGGACTCTGTCTCACTCTCGCGCATTGATTGGACAGGCTCGCAAGAATGGAAAGTCGGCATGGTTGGCATCCCTAGTTCTTGAACATCTTGTCTTCGGTGTCTCAGGTGGCGAGGCTTACTCAGCAGCAGCCGACAAAGACCAGTCGAAGATTATCTTCAACACAGTTCGTGACATGGTCAAGAATCAACCGCTTCTCTCAGAGTTCCTGACTGTCTATCGAGATTCAATTTACAATCCGAGGAATGGCAGCGTTTATCGCGCCCTATCTTCTGAGGCTTTCACCAAAGAAGGATTGTCAGCAACCTTTGTGGCATTCGATGAATTACATTCCCAACAAGATCGAGAACTCTTCGATGTGCTCTCACTTTCAATGGGTGCTCGCAAAGAAGGAATGCTCGTCGCCATCACAACTGCCGGAGTAATGACTGGCAGTGATGGCAAGCCGACAATCGCTCATCAGCTCTATGAGTACGGCCGAAAGGTCGCAAGTGGGGAAGTGGTTGACCCATCTTTCTTCTTCGCATGGTACGAGCCATCGAATCCTCTTGCCTCTCACTTGGACGAATCCACCTGGATGGAATCGAATCCAGGCTACAACGACATCGTCTCGAAGAGTTCGTTCACATCGTCTTTGAAGCTAACACCCGAAGCCGAGTTTCGAACAAAGAGATGCAATCAATGGGTTGCAGCTTCAGAGACATGGCTTCCGCATGGTGCATGGGATGCCATCAGTGATTCTCGCGATATTCCTGACGGCTCAGACATCGTGCTTGGCTTCGATGGTTCGTTCAACGGAGACTGCACAGCCATCGTCGCTGTCTCAGTCGAAGAGAAACATCACATCTTCCCAATCAAGGTGTGGGAGAAGCCCGACGAGGCCGACGCCAACTGGCAAGTGCCGGTGCTAGAAGTCGAAGATGCAATCCGCGACGCCTCAAAGCGTTGGCAAGTCTTAGAGATTTCCTGTGACCCATATCGATGGGCAAGAACTTTTCAAGTCTTAGAAGATGAGAATCTGCCAATCGTGACATTTCCACAGACAGCAAGTCGCATGACTCCTGCCACAACACGAATGTTTGAAGCAATCGTCAACAAGAGCATCACCCAATGCGGAGACCAGCAACTTGCTCGTCACTTCGCCAACGCAAGTTTGAAGGTCGATGCGCGTGGCACTCGCCTTGCAAAAGAAAAGCCTGGCTCTGCCCGACGCATCGACTTAGCAGTAGCCAGTGTCATGGCGCTTGAAAGAGCTGCCTGGTGGCAAACCCAAAGCGGCAACCTGCCGCAAGTCTTTGATCCCTGGTCACTTCAAGAAGAGGAGATTCCAAGTGTTTGGTCTAATCACGACAATAGCTGAAATTCTTGGCGCAATCCTCATCGCAGTCGGCGTCGGCATCATTCTCGGAATCGGTGCAGCTTGCATCGCAGCAGGAGTTTTGCTCTTGGCTGGAAGTTATTTAGTTTCATCAGAAGGAGCAATTGAATGAGTCTCCTGCGCAGAGCCGCCTCAAGTGGGCGATACCCGCAATTCAATAACTATGTTTCACCTTTAAGCCAACTCTACGGACAGACATCAATGACCTCCGCAGCCGGAGAGCGCATTGATGAATGGACGGCGCTTGGCGTTTCCTCAGTATTAGGCGCAGTTTCATTGCTGGCAGACTCTGTTGCATCGATGTCACTTCGTTGTTTTGTGATTGACAAGGCTGGCAAGCGCACAATGAAGCCTTTGCCAACAGTTCTTGCCGACCCTGATCCTGAATCCAACACTTATGAATTGCTCCATCAAATTGTTGCGTCAATGGCATTGCATGGAAATGCGTATGTGAAGATTGACCGAGACCGTCGCGGCGAAATGATTGGTCTTGTTCCTTTGCATCCCTATCAGATGCAGGTCATGCCAAGCGGAGACCAAACAGGTCGCCTTTACCTTCACCTCGGTAATGAGATTTCACGCGAAGACATAATTCACCTTCGTTGGTTCACACCACCACAATCTTTGGTTGGGATTTCCCCACTTAACCAAGCGCGTAACCTTGTTGGACTTTCCATTGCTATGGATCGACACCTTGCGCAATTTTATGGTGAGGGTGGCACTCCATCTTCAGTTCTTGAGACAGACCAAAAGCTCACTCTTGATCAGGCTCGCATCATTCAAGGAACATGGGAGGCGACACATCGTCGTCACCGTCGCCCTGCTGTGCTCTCAGACGGCCTCAAGTGGCGTCCTATCACTACCTCAGCAGCCGACAATGACATGATTGCAACTCGCGAACAATTGATTCGCGACATTGCTCGCATATTCCGTATCCCTGATCACCTCATTGGTGCGATGGGTGGAAGTCAGACATATCAGAATGTCGAGCAAGCATCAATCAATTACTTGACCCATACGATTGCTCCTTGGATTCGTCGGATTGAAATCGGAATGTCAAAGATTCTTGTGCCAGGAACAGATGTGGCATTTGATACTTCATCAATCTTGCGCACAGATGCACTCACTCGCTCACGCGTGAACATGATCAATGTGCAAATGGGTGCTCGTACTCCAAATGAAGTTCGCCAAATTGAAGGTCTTGAGCCTTTCGCTGGTGGCGATGTATTCCATCAATCACTCATGGGCAGCATCACTGCCGGTGGTGACACTCCTGCACTTGGTACTGATGCTGACGCATCCGCACCTGTGATGGGAGTCCTTGAGTAATGGCTGAGACATATCGTCCAACCAAAGGAATGCAAGAAGCTGCAACTCGCGCCCTTGCGTGGATTAAAGATGGGCAAGCAGGTCAAGGATTCACCGATGTCGGACGCAAGCGCGCTTCTGACATTGCAGCAGGTCGTTCAATGTCTCAAGAAATTGTCATGCGAATGTATTCATTCTTTGCTCGTCATGAAGTGGACAAAAAAGCGGTTGGCTTCAATTCAGGTGAAGACGGCTATCCATCACCAGGGAGAGTTTCATGGGATGCATGGGGCGGGGACGCTGGATTCTCATGGTCAACCAAGATTAAAAATCAAATTGATAACAATGTTCGAGCTTTGCAACAAATGACATCCGAGGAGGGTGCACTCATGGTTGATCCAACCAATTCAGATTTGATGACAGAAAATCCTATGCAAGAAGAGCCGATGGGAACTGAGGAGGTTCTTCATTCAGTCATGGCAGCAGATGCTGCGATGGATGCAGCTCAAAACTTGCTCGCGAACAACATCGATCCAATCGTTTCACAGGCTTATTACCTCATCTGTGCAGCAGACGCTGCTTTGAGTGAAGTCATTGAAGCTCTCGGTGGAGTTGACCCTGACGATGAAATGACTGAGACAGAGCCAGCAGAGCCTGTTGACCAAGTTGATGGAATGCTTGCAGACCAGGGAATGCCACCATTGCGTGAGAAAGAACTTGATCCTGTTGTAGAAGCTCGCAAAACCGCAATGCAGACAGCAGAGCGCATCACAATGGTTGCTGATATTCGTTCAGTTGCTACAGAAGATGGCTCGCTCAAGATTGGTGGATACGCAGCAACCTTCAATCAAGAAGCAGACGGCCTCAACTTTCGTGAAGTAATCGCACCAGGAGCGTTCACTCGCACCTTGGCATCGGATAACCCAATGTTTTTGCTAGTCAATCATGACTTTGAATCCTTGCCATTAGCAGCGACAAAGTCAGGAACACTTGTTTTGGCTGAAGACAAAGTCGGATTGCGCATGGAGGCAACACTCGATCCCGCTAATCCTCGCGCTCAAGAGTTGGCATCGGCTCTGACTCGTGGCGATGTGGACAAGATGTCATTCGCATTTACAGTCGCAGATGGTGGAGATACTCGTGAGGGTGGACTTCGCACACTTACAGACCTTGACCTCTATGAAATCAGCGTCGTCACAATGCCAGCGTATTCCTCAACTTCAGTGGGAATGCGCAAAGCTGGAGAAGAAGACCTTGCACTTCGCAAGCGTCAACTTCAACTGAAATTCAATCAACTTCGTTTGCGTAAATAGCAAACGCCTTCCCTCGGCGCTACTGCCCCGACGGATTCATTCATCCAATCCAAGAGAAAGGGACATCATGTCTCTAGTTTCAAAACTCAAGGAACAGCGTGATGCAGTAGCAACAGAAGCAGAGGCAATTCTTGTCGCTGACGATGTAACAGCAGAAGCATTAGACGCAGTTTCAGCAAAGCAGGAAGAAGTTGCAGCACTCGATGAGCGCATTGCAACAGCAGAAAAGCTCGAAGCTCGTACATCAGCAATCGCAGAATCACGCAAGGAAGCCGGAGTGAAAACTTTCGGTGGAGCTGTAGTAACACGCGAAGCACACACATACGAGAAGAACGGCGAAAATTCATTCGTTCGCGACATGATTGCAGGAACACTTCGCAATGACGCAAAGTCATGGGAGCGCCTACATCGTCACCAGCAAGAAGTTGCTGTTGAATCACGCGACATTTCACGCACAGATGGTGCTGGTGGAGATTTTGTTCCTCCAATCTACCTCATCAACGAATATGCAGAGTTCGCAAGAGCTGCAAGAGTGACCGCTGATCTTGTGACAAATATGGCGCTGCCAGCAGGAACAGACAGCATCAACATTCCACAAATCACAACAGGTACACTTTCAGCATTCCAGTCAGCAGACAATGCAGCGACAACAACTCGCGACATGGTCTCATCAACTGTGACTGCACCAGTTCGTACAATCTCGGGTAAACTTTCTCACTGCCCGATTGCTGCGTAAGTAGCAATAGAAAACTTCGCTGTATCGGTGAAACTCCTTCAAGAAATACAATAGGACAATACCGAGGCAACCTGTGCAAACAGAGAGTCCGTAACGACTAAACGCGAAGCTCCTTAGAAATAAGGATGAAGTTATAGTCTGATCTCATATCAATGACAAAGTATGAGAAGCCATCAGAAATGAATTGGCTCGCCCGCAAGGGTAGTAACAACAATGTATGAGAATGTCTCAATTCAGCTTGTTGAGCAGTCACCTCTTGCTGGCGGTCTTGACCGCCTAGTATTCGGCGACCTCATGGCTGACTACGCATTACAGCTCAACACAGCAGTTGTTGGAACAGGTGACGGAACATCAGGAACACTCAAGGGTCTCATCACTCTTGGTGCTGATACAACAAACGGCATCCCAACAACATGGACAGAAACAACACCTTCAGCAGCAAACGGTCTCATCTCAATCGCTAAGGCGATTTCAAAGGTGACAACAAACCGCTACAAGGCAGCAGAAGCAATTGTCATGCACCCATCACTTTGGTACTGGTTCGCATCACAGGTTGACGGATCAACTCGTCCACTCGTTGTACCAGTCACAGGCGCATCACAGGCATTCAACGCAGCAGGTACAGTCACAAATCCAGGAGCACCAGCAGGTCTTGTTGGCACAATCCAAGGCGTTCCTGTATTCATCGATGCAACAATGCCAAAGACATACGGCGCTGCAACAAATCAGACACCAGTTCTCGTCGGTAAGTTTTCAGATTCTTACCTCTTCGAGTCAGGTGTTAAGACACGCGTTCTTCCTGATGTCCTTTCAGCGAACCTCACAGTTCGTTTCCAGGTTTATGGATACGCAGCACTTGCACACCGTTTCAACAAGGCAGTTTCTACAATTTCAGGAACTGGCACAGTAGCTCCTTCAGGCTACTAATTAGATTGACGCTGACGCATCTTCCTTGGCTTAGGTCAGGGAGGGTGCGTCAGCACTATCACAACACAATCGGGGGATTGATATGACGAATTCATTTTTTCTTGAAGGTTTGAAAGCAGCCAAAGCTCTTGTCGTTGGTGATACTTCCAAACTTGATGCACTTATCGCAGAACATGAAAATGATGTAATTGAGACGGCAGCAATCAGACCAAATGCAGAGACACGATGAAATTATCGGACAAAATCTGCATTGGAATGGTTACAGATGGCAAAATAAACGGTCAACTTGCCATTGATTTGATTCATATTGCTCGACATAAGACACAAAAACTTGACCAAATGGTGCAGGTTGCCAATGTCGGACTGACAACTCGATCACGAAATGTCGTGGTAAAGAACTTCCTTGACGAAGTGACAACGCCTTGGCTCTTAATGATTGACTCAGATGAGCGCCTTCCAATGGAAACTTTCTTCAAATTGGTTGACGCAGCTCACGACAAAGACCGCCCGATTGTTTCAGGGCTAGTTTTCGCAGCTTTCTTTGATAATCAAGACAACTTGCGAGCAGTCCCAACGATTTATCGAATGACAACCGACAAAGGTTTGCAACCGATTGACGATTATCCAATCGACACCCTCATGGAAGTCGATGCAACAGGAACAGGGTGCTTGCTTATCCATCGCAGTGTCTTGGAGACCATGCGAGAGCAAGCGACACCGAATCAAGGTCGAGATTGGGCTTGGTTTGTTGAAGGAGCTATTGAAGGCACATATTTTGGCGAGGATTTGCTTTTTTCAAAGCGTTTGAAGTCTATGGGTTACAAAATCCATGCTCACACAGGTGCAATTTTGCCTCATCAAAAGCAATTTTGGCTTGATGAACGCCATCACGCTCCATTGCGTGAGGCAGCAATTCAGCATTACAAAGCATGAGGTTGGTTCGTACCCCTGGCAAACCAACCTCATGCCCTATTTCTAAGGAGTAACGATGGCAACATACGATCTCGGAGACAAAGTTTATCTGTCTTGGTCAACCGTTGATTCGTCAGGTGCAGCAGTAAATCCAGGCACAGTCACTGCCACTGTCACTCTTCCTGACGGTACTTCCTCATCTTTAACAACAGCCACAGCAACAACAGGCTCATACACAACAACTTATGTACCAACCAAGGTTGGTCGCCATGTATTTGCATGGATTGCCACAGGTTCATGGCCACAGGCTTACAACGATGTCTTTGAAGTTCGCGACATCAATGACATCGGGATTGTTTCCCTAGATGATGCCAAATATCACCTCAATATCCCCGCAACAGACCTGAGCCAAGACGACGAGCTACTTCGTATCGTTGACGCCGCCGCCGACCTTTGCGAGCAATATGTGGGCGTTGTCTTAGGTCGTCGCACATATACCAATGAACTTTATGACGGAAACTCAGAATTTATTCGCCTTCAAAATCCAAAAGCAATTTCAATCACTTCTGTCTATGAAAACAGTGCCTTACTTAATTCAGGTCAATATGCACTCGATCCCACAGGTCAACGCCTTTATCGAGTCGGCTCAGGAACGCTTTATGCCACAAATTCTTATGGATACTGGTCAGGCGGCATGAATAACATCTCGGTCACTTATGTTGCCGGATATGCCAATCCACCAGCAGCAGCCAAGCAAGGTGTTCTTGAAGTAATTCGTCATCTTTGGCAGACACAGCGAGGCTCAATGAGCGTCATGGGTCGCAACATTGCCGGGGATGAAACCTACACAACCCCAACATATTCCCTTCCTCGCAGAGCGATGGAGCTTCTTGACCCTGTCTCACTTCCTGGTATGGCATAAGCGATGACTGTCTCTGTCGCATTTCCGACGATGATTGACAAAATCATCGCAGCCCTTGGAGCAGCAGCAACATTGACAGGCATTCGAGTCTTTGACGGTGCTGAAGTTGATGAATCTTTTCCATCTGATGCAATTGCCATCGGCCATGACGGTTCTTTTGGCGATAGCGAGATGCAAGCTGGCTCAATCAACAACACACCTTTGAGCTTTACGGATCAACATCAGGAAGATGGCTCAATCAGTTGTGCTCTTTGGACTCAAGATGGCGGCACAAACCTCACAGCAAAAAGAATCCGCGCTTTCTCTGTTCTTTCCAAGATCGACACAGTTATTCGAGCAGACCCGACCTTCACAGGAACTTGTTTCTATTCCCACTTAGAAGCAGGTCAGGTGGGGTATATGCAGACCTCAATGGGTTCAGCAGTAGTCATCACTTTCACCATCACCTACCAAGCACAGTCATAGGAGACGCCAAATGGCATACAAAATCACATCGGAATACCTGGACTGTGAAAAGTCATTGGGCGATTCCATTACTGAAAAAGAATTGCTTGAAATGGGAGCGAACATCGACGCACTTATTTCAGCAGGTCACATCAAAGATGAGACCACAACAAAGTCAGCACCATCAGCCCTAGAAGGAGAATCAAATGGCTAAGATAGTTCTAACCGATGCGAAAGTGACCATCAACTCGGTGGTGCTTTCCTCATCAATTTCAAGCGTTACAATCGATACAAAGTACGACATCCTTGAAACAACATCATTTGGTTCAAGTTCAAAGACTCGTCTTCCTGGACTTGCAGACAATTCTGTAATGCTTGATTTCTTCCAGGATTACGCAGCAGCAAATGTTGAAGCAACAATCTTCCCTCTTATTGGATCAACAACAACGATTGTGGTTCAGCCAGCATCAACGGCTGTCAGCACAACGAATCCAACATACACATTCACAGCTCTTGTCTCTGAATGGACACCTCTCAAGGGTGGCATCGGACAACTAGCAACAGCATCCGTCACATGGCCAATCACAGGATCAATCACAAAGGCGACCTCATAACATGGCAAAAATCGTTCTCACAAACCCTTCCATCACAATCTCTGGCACAGACTTGTCTGACCATATCTCGCAGGTCACAATCGATACAAAATATGACATTGTTGAGACAACAAGTTTTGGCGACACCGCAAAGAAGAGAGTCGCTGGTCTTGCAGATAATTCTGTGAGCATCGACTTCTTCCAAGACTTCGCTTCATCATCAGTTGAAACAACAATTTATCCGCTACTTGGCACAGCAGCATCAATCGTCATCAAGCCTGTTGCCACAACTGTCACAACTACAAATCCAAGCTATACCGTTTCAGCTCTTGTCTCTGAATGGACACCTCTCAAGGGTGGCATCGGCCAGCTTGCGACAGCTTCTGTGACATGGCCTGTATCGGGTGCAATTACAAAAGCAACTGCTTAATCCATAACAACAAACAAAGGGGAAAAACATGGACGGCTTATCAGTCAAAATCGTTCTTGCAGATGGATCAGAATTCACTTATCCACTGCGACCAAGAATCATCGTTGCCTTCGAGCAAAAGTTCGGGGCAGGATTTGCAAAACTGCTTGGGGATCAACAGCGCCTTGAACACATCTATTGGTTAGGGCATGAAGCGTTGAAATGCAACGGACAAGTCGTGAAGCCTTTTGGCGCTGAATTCCTTGATGGAGTTAAAAGCGTGGAATTGATTTCTGACGAATCTTTCGCATCCACCGAGACAGCCTGACTTATTCCATAGCGGCTCTCTCGGTTGAAACAGGGATTTCACCCACTGGATTACTCGATGCACCGCCAGGGGTGCTCGAATCCATCGTCATTTATATGCAGCAAAAGAACAAAAGTCGGGAGTGATGACATGGCACAGAATGCAGTCATCCTTGTTGGTGTCAAAGAGACCATCACCGCTCTCAAAGAGTTCGACAAAAAGGCAGTAAGTCAGTTCAGAAAAGTTCTCAATACAGAGCTGCGTCAAGCAGAAAATGATGCCAAGCAAATTGCAATTGCAGCATCGGTTCATGGTGCTGGTGGTGGTGCTCCCATGAGTGGTTGGAGAACCACACCATCCAAGAATCCAAGAAGGCGCAAAGGCAACAAAAACGACAAAGGTTTCCCTGCGTGGGATGTTGGCGAAGTTGTTGCTGGCATTTCCTCATCAAAAGCCAAAGGCAAGGTTCGCGGCAATTACACGACCAGCGCAGGTGCTCTCATCAATGAGAGTGCAGCCGGCAAAATCTTTGAACTTGCTGGTCGAAAAAAGGGAAAATCAACAGTCAGCACAGATGCAGGAAGTGGTGAGCAGTTCAAGCGCACACTTTCAAATCGATATGAAAAAGCCTCGCGCTTAATTTGGCGCATTGTTGATCGAGACAAAGCCAAGATTGAAAAGAATGTTGAGCAAGCCTACGAAATTGCAAAAGCAACTCTTCAAAAAGAGCTTGAAAAACAACATACAAAGTAATCGGGAAGCGAGGAAATAATGGCCGCAAAAGGCGCAATCATTGCTCGAATCATTACCGAATACTCTGACAAAGGTTCAAAGGCAGCAGCCAAGGATGCCAACAAACTAGCAAAAGATTTCCATGAGTTTGGAAGCAAGGTTGCCAAGTCATTTGCAATCGCAGCAGCGGCATCAGCAGCGTTTGCCATCAAGATGGGCGTTGACTCAGTTCGAGCTGCTATGGCCGAGCAAGAGTCGATTGCTATCCTCGCAAATACATTGAAAAATGTCACTGGCGCAACCCATGACCAAATCGATGCAGTAGATGCTTACATCAAGCAGACCATGCTTCGCCTCAATGTGCAGGATGCCCTCCTTCGCCCAAGCCTTCAAGCACTCGTCATCGCCACACATGACATCACCAAGGCTGAGGGCTTACAGCAAGTCGCATTGGACATCTCTGCAAACCGAGGAAAAGACCTCACAGAAGTGTCAGTTGCACTTGCTAAGGCTTACGCAGGAAACTTCAATGCACTCAAGCGTCTTGGAATTCCTCTTACCGAGACTCTTATCAAGAGCAAGAATTTCGTTGGCATCGTCAAGGAATTGGCGAACGCCACAAAGGGATCGGCAGCAGCCGCCGCAGATACATTCGCAGGTAAGATTGGTCGCATTGGCCTCGCCTTTGAAGATGTTAAGAAGACCATCGGCAACGCCATCATCTTGGCTGTGCAACCATTCCTTGAGAAGTTCACCAAGTTCTTGCCACAGATTGAGAAGTGGTTGAATGAGAATGGCGACAAAATTGCTGCATTTTTCATCACTGCTATCTCATATGGCATCGCGTTTGCTCAGACGATTTATGACACATTCAGCTTCGTCTCTCGCAATATCAAGACTTTTGAAGTCCTTGGCGCAGTAATTGCAGCAGCCCTCTTTGGAGCAAAAGTTGCCGGAGCGGTTCAAGGAATAATCACTGCAATCATGGCAATCATTAAGGTGATGAAGGCTCTCCGCACAGTTTCTCTTGGTACTGCAGCGGCAGAAGCACTGGCTACAGGTGGAATTTCCGCAGCAGCAGGAGCAGCCGCTTTTGCTGTAGCTCTTGGCGCAATCACAATTGGAATTGATAAGTTTGACAAAAATGCGGAAAAAGCAACTGACAAAGTTGGCAAACTCAAGTTTGATTTCAAGGGTTTAGGTTTAACAACAGCCAGTTACCTCAAGGGTCTTGGTGGCACAACAGCAGCGACTGGAAAACTTACAGCCGAGCAAATCAAAGCAGCAAAAGTTGCAGCTCAACTCGTTGCAGTCAACAAGCAGTTGGCCGATAAGGGTGTTGTTGCTACAACTGAGACAAACCCAATTGAACTTGAAGCAGTGCGCTTGAACATACTCAAGCAGCACAACATTGAACTTGACAACACCTATGCCCGACTCATTGCAAACTACGAAGCGCAGATGTCAGGCAATATCGCTGCTCAAAAGTATGCAGACATTCTTGGTGTTATTGCCGACAAGGATATTTCAGTTGCTGAAATCGGAATGCTTTCAGTCAAGTGGAAAGAATCTCAGGCCGAAGTCATTGCCTATATTGCGCAAATCATCGGCGCTGATACCTATTCGAAGAATCTGACAAACCCTGGTGCAATCACAGCGATGGGTTGGCAGAATGCTTTGAGCGATTTGGATGCCTACATCTCCACGCTCAAGACAATTCCAACTCTTGCCAATCCAGGCGCACTCGCACCACAAGGTCAAACAGGTGCGCCCTCTTCGCAAGGTTACGGATCAACTCAAGCAGTCACTGACACTCTCAAGAGCATCGATCAGGCAGTGCAAGATGCCTTGGACGCCGCATCAGCCGCAGACGCGGCAGTTGCAGCAGCCAGTGAAGCATCTACCGCAGCCGATAACTTCTTGTCATCTTTGGGTCTTAACAGTCCAAAGAAAGATATTGGCGGCAACATAATTGGCTCGCCTGTCCCTAACTTCACACCTTTCAGTGGCTATCCAGGTGCGCAAAGTTCAAGTTCAGCAGGTGGGGGCGGCATCACAGTCATCGTCAACAATGCTGGCTCTGTTATTTCCAATTCAGACCTCGTCACATCAATCACACAGGGATTGCAACAAGGTCAACTTTCAGGCAAGGCTGTGACATTTAACGGGTCGGTTTTCTAAGTGGCGTTGGCTGGATTTCCTCAGCTTGGCGTGAGCATTGACTTCACCAACGGTGCTCAATTCATCACCACTGCCTTCACGCTAGATAGCGCAACAAAAGGAATCCTCGGCACAGGCCAACTCGCCGATGCCGATGACCGCGTTGATGTCTCGGCAATTACTCTGCAAGTCGCAATCCGTCGTGGTCGCAACCGTATTCTTGACAAGTTCGAAGCAGGAACAGCAACGGTTGTTTTGCAAGATGATCAGGGATATTTCAATCCGAGCAACAGTTCATCGCCCTATTATTTACAGCTCACACCGCTCCGCAAGATTCAAATCTTTGCAGATTTCAACGGCACTCGATACCCACTCTTCTACGGCTTTATTCAGGCATATCTGACAAACTTCGCTGTCGGCATCAACAGCGTCAATACAGTAACTCTTCAATGCGTAGATGCATTCCGCTTGCTCAACAATGTCGCTTTCACAACGGTGACAGGCGCTGCAACAGGGGATTTGTCAGGCACTCGCATCAGTCAATTGTTGGACACAGCGTCATGGCCAACGGCTGCTCGATCCATCGATGCAGGTTCATCAACTCTGCAAAATGACCCTGGCACTTCTAATCGCAATATGCTCGATGCTTTGCAATTGGTAGCTGATAAGAGTGAGAACGGCGGCTTCTTCATTGATAGCGCCGGAAACGCTGTCTTCTATTCACGAGATACGATGGCAAAAAAGCCTGGTGGTTCACCTGTGGTCTTTACTGATACAGGCACAGGCATTGACTATCAAGGCGTTGAAGTTGCTCAAGATGACACTTTGATTCTAAATGACATCACCGTTCAAAGGCTTGGCGGCAGTGCGCAGCGAGTTCAAGATACTACTTCTCAAAACACCTACTTCGTCCACTCAGGCATCAGACAAGACATCCTTGTTCAAACTGATACAGAGGCACTTAATCAAGCACAAATGGCACTTGCTACTCGCAAAGATGTTTCAGTTCGTATCTCAGCACTGATGCTCAATCTTTTTGATTCTACTTCCCCTACTCGTGTGGCTGCGGGGTTAGATGCAGACATTTTTGACGCAATCCGCGTCACCAAAACGATGTCAGGAAGCACAAGCATCACCAAAGACTTGCTTGTTCAAGGTGTTCAGTACGACATCACAAAAAAGAGTTTTGTGGCGAAGTTGCTCACCAACGAGCCACAAATTGCAGGATTTGTTCTTAATAGCACGACAACAGGAGTTCTTGATTCATCTGCTGGACTTTTGAGTTACTAGGTAAAGGAGACACAATGGCTGGCGCAGGATATAAATTATTTTCAACGGGCGAAGTATTGACCGCAAACAATGTTGCAACATATTTGATGCAACAGACAGTCATGGTCTTTGCAACTGCCGCAGCTCGAACAACTGCCTTGTCAGGCGTACTTGCTGAAGGAATGATTTCCTATCGCAGCGACAGCAAAGTTCTTGAAATTTACAACGGCACAACATGGGTTGACTTTTCCGGAGATATTTCAGCAGTCACAGCAGGTACTGGTCTCTCAGGTGGAGGCACTAGCGGATCAGTAACCCTCTCAATCGACACAGCAACCACAGTCGATAAGACCACAGCTCAGACTCTGACGAATAAGACTCTTACTGCGCCTATTATTTCGACCATTTCCAACACAGGAACTTTGACCTTGCCAACGACAACTGGCACGCTGGCTCTTACTTCTGACATTACGGTGACAGCCTCAAGCACCACAACGCTGACAAACAAGACTCTGACAGCGCCACTGATCAACCTTGCTTTCAATGCACAAACAGGCACAAGTTACACACTCGTTGCTTCTGATTCCGGCAAACTTGTGTCCTTATCCAATGCTGCTGGCATCACATTGACTCTGCCAATTTCGGTCTATGCAGCAGGGGAACAAATCAACATCATCGCAACTGGTGCAGGTCAAGTGACCTTGGCTGCGGCAAGTGGTGCGACCATAGTCTCAACAGGTGCAACATCGGCTGCTCCTAAGCTGCGAGTGCAATACTCGGCGGCCACAATCATCTGTCAAACAGGTGGCGCAACTCCAACATTCTATGTCGTGGGAGACCTTGCCTAATGACTCCGATACTAGGGATTTTGGCTTCGCAGATAAGTGGGCATTTGGCTTCGCCGACCTCTTTTGATTCCATTCAGACTGTCACAGTTGGTTCAGGCGGTCAATCTTCTGTGTCGTTCACATCAATCCCATCAACATATAAGCACCTCCAAGTGCGCGCAATTGGTAGAGATGATACTGCTCCATCAGATGCAAGATACACATTCAACTCTGACACTGGCTCAAACTATTCATTCCATCTTTTGGTTGGTAATGGTTCTACTGCTGCTTCATACAATGCAACAAGTCAAACATTCCTTCGTGGCGCTCCATATTGCGACACTTCAACAAATGTATTTGGCGCTGGTGTCACTGATATTTTGGATTATCAAAATACTAATAAATATAAAACAGTTAGAACTTTGACTGGTCTTGAAAATAATACTTCAACTTATTCTCAGATACAGTTTTATTCAGGTTTATGGATGAATACATCTGCAATCACTTCAATCACAATCACACCATCAGGTGGTGGGGTATGGACTCAATACTCATCATTCGCCCTATACGGCGTGAAAGGCTAGGGGCAGACAATGGCAGCAGGATCAACTTATACGCCGATTGCGACACAAACTCTTGGAAGCAATCAAACAACTGTAACTTTCTCATCAATTCCTTCTACATATACTGATTTAATTTTAGTTGTAATTGGAAATTCAACACAAACTGGAACAGGGTCAAACGGATTGCGTTGTTATTTTAACAACGATTCTTCTACAAATTACAGCACCACATATATAAGTGGCGACGGAGCTTCCGTAACTTCAGGAAGATTAACAAGTTATACTTATATGACTTTTGGTTCAATAAACGCAACTTCTGCATCTGTGCCAAGTACAAGCATAACTAACATAAATAACTATTCAAATTCATCAACATATAAAACCGCTCTAACAAGAAGCAATCCTATTGATGGGACAGATGCTTGGGTAAATTTATGGAGAAGTACTGCTGCAATAAATAGAATTGACATTACACGAGATGGAACAAATCAAATTAAAGCAGGAACAACTCTTACCATTTATGGAATCGCGGCGGCATAAACTATGGCAAATACAATGACATTGATTTCGTCAACAACACTGGCTTCAGCGGCTTCATCAATTATATTTTCATCAATTCCTGCCACTTACACAGACCTATGTGTAAAAATGTCTTTGCGTTCTAGCGACGCGTCCGCTTTTGTCAATTTTACAATGAGATTCAATGGCACTTCTGGAGGTACTGCTTACTCAACATTCCTTCTTTACGGTTCAGGGACAGCAGCGGTAACTGCTGCAAATGCTAGTGCAGCGCAGATAGATTATGGTTTTCAAGATGGAGCAGGAGCAACGGCTAACACTTTTGCGAACATTGAGTTTTATATGCCAAATTATGCAAATACTAGTTATAACAAATCGCTTTCATTAGACCAATCTCAGGAAAATAATACAACTGCCGCTTATGGCGGTTTCATTGCTGGGCTTTATGCAAGCACTTCTGCAATCAACCAAATTGGCATTTATTCAACAGCTGGAAACTTCGTCACCAATTCAACCGCCTACCTATATGGAGTAAAAAATGCCTAATTTAACACGAATCGAAATCAACTGCGAGACAGGCGTGGAAACAATCCATGAACTTACTGATGCCGAAATCGCACAGATGGAAGCGGATCGAGTAGCAGCCGCCGCCCGCAAAGCCGAAGAGGATGCCGCCGCTACCGCGTTGGCAACTCTCAAGGCATCGGCAAAGGCAAAGCTCGTCGCAGGTACACCTTTGACTGAAGCAGAAGCCAACACCCTCGTCATCTAACCTTTCTCACCGATAGGAGCATCACCCGATGAATCTTTCTAACTCGTCACTGCTCATCGGAGCGTTGTGGGCAATATGCGACACTCTCGTCATCCTTGGCGGGGGTTTTCGCATTTACATGAACATCACCAAAAAGTTAGATCGCATTGAGTACGCCATCTTCAACGATGGCAACGGCATGAAGCAGCAGGTTGAGGAGCTACACGACAACCAAGCTCACATCAAGACTGACATTGCAGTGATGAAAGCAACGATGGAGACTGCCACCCCTAAGAGGCGCAAGGCATTGTGAGGCGTTTCCTCGCTCAATTGAGTTATTTTCTTTATCAAATGAAGTTTCCAGGGAGATAGCAGGAATCCTTTGCGCAAGATTGCTCGCATCGCAATCGCACTTGGCATCATCTTTGCAACAATCCCTGATTGGGCAAATGGCGATGAAGTTATCAAGCCGCCGACCCACCTTGAGATTGAAGTGGATCAAGAGGCAAAGGTCGTCAAACTAGCGTGGGAAGCACCACAGGATTCGGCAGTTGTCGAGAGATACGCAGTCTTTTGGTCATGCCAAGGATGCGATGGCGGCAGAGCGGTTGCCTCAATGACCACGCACATCAACCTTCCATTCTCTGTCATTAAAGATGCCGGCGCACTTGATGGTCGCGAATTCAAGTTTGGCATTCGATCAGACAATGATTCTTTGCATTTATATTCAGGATTCGTTTCAGGAGTCATTCGACTAGGAAACGCGCCAATCCTAGTTGTTCCTATCTTGCAACCCTTGGTGACTGAAAGCGCAACATCCGTCGTCATCAACAAAGGAAACGCTATTGTTGAAAGCGCGACTGTTGTGCAGGAAACCGCAACGGCTGTCGTCATCAAAGAGACTGCAACTGCTGTGGTTCAGGAAACTGTGACCGCTATGGTTGAGACTGCAACTGTCATTGCTCCAACACCTGCGCCATCTCCATCACCACAGCCAGCGCCAATACCTGCCCCAACTCCTGCCCCAACTCCTGCGCCAGTACCTGAGCCAACCCCTGCACCCGCGCCAGCACCTGAACCAATTGCAGTGATGCCTGTTGCTCCTGAGCCTGAACCAATCGTCGAGCCAGCGCCAACACCTGAACCTGTTCCCGAACCTGCGCCCGAAGTAGCTCCGACACCCGAACCAATTCCTGATGTCGCGCCTATTCCTGCACCCGAACCTGCACCCGAACCTGTTCCTGATGTTGCGCCAACACCTGATCCGATTCCCGATGTCGCACCAACACCTGCACCCATCATTGAACCTGAACCCACACCAACACCTGCACCTGAACCTAGCAAGGAAGTTGTTGTTGGTTTAATTCCTAACAATCCAAGCCAACTGCCAACCGTTATTCCAAAGTTGCCTGAAAACAACCTTTTGACACCACACATTCAAGAGGACAAAGCAGGTGTGGAAAATGGCGGGATTGAGTTATTCGGTACGCAAACACAACCTCAAGTCATCGGTGAAGATGGAGTTCTCACTCCACCACCCCCTGCACCTGGCTCGGGAGACCCAATCCCACCTGATGCAATCACCATCCCTGAGACCTTCATCGGACAACCTGGTGGAATGACTTTCAACGCACCTGACATTGCTGTTCCTGTCTTGCCAATCGACATCAACATTTCGATTCCTGGTGTTGGGCAAGCTGCTCAAGCACTAGCAGATGCGTATGTCGCACTTGCAAACATAGGCAACGATATGTCACCAATTACTCGCAAGAAAGCAAAGAAGATTCTTGTTGCAACCATATTTGCCGGGGCTGTTATGAGGAGGAATCCATGAGTCGTTTTCGTGAGTTTGCATCAGATATGGCCAATCAGATTTGGACTTTCATTGGTCTCTTTGTCGGTTGGCTAGTTCTCACAGGATCAGCAAAGACTGTCGTTGGCTACGCCATCATCATTTCAATCTTTGCATGGGTCTTCACCTTTCCACTCCGTAATCCCCAAGATAAGGAACAAAAATGAAACTCGTCAAAAACATCATCCTTCGCATCTGTGCAACATTCGTCATTGGCGCACTTGGCACAATCGGCGCAGCCTCCATCTTCGGCATCGATGTATGGAAGGCAGCAGCAGTCGCTGGTCTGCTTGCCACAATGGATGTCATCGCTGAACTTTCACGCTTCTATGTAGCAGACGGCAAGTTGACCGACTCTGAAATCAACGAGGCATTTTCTAAGGCAACAAAGACCGAGGGGAAGAAGTAATGTCACAACGCGAGGCAATAGTTCAAGCCGCAACTGCTGAACTTGGCTATATTGAAACAGGCGATAATCACACGAAGTTTCAGAAGGCAGACCAGCCTTGGTGTGGAGCGTTCGTCAACTGGATTTTTAAGAGCGCAGGAGTCAAGATTCCTGACTGCACATCAACAATGGCAGGGTCGGCAGCCTTCAAGAAGAGCAAGCAATGGCAGGATGCAGAAGCTGCAACTCCTCAAGCCGGCGATGTTGTCTTCTTTGATTTTGCACCTGGGGGAGCACCTGTGGAGCACACTGGCATTGTCATCAAAGACAACGGCGATGGCACAGTGACCACCATCGAGGGCAACACTGCACCCGACAAAAAGGGAAGCCAAGCCAACGGTGGGCAAGTAGCACTCAAAGTTCGCGCCTATAAGAAGAAGAATCGTGGCAAGTTGACTCCGTCACTGCCAGCTTTCATCGTCGGATTTGGGAAACCTACTTTCACCGACTAATGACGCAAACCAAGCAGTGCCTGTATTGCGCCAAGGTGAAGGAATTTCACCATTTCACTCGCAATATCCGCACCTCTGATGGTCGCAGGGATGAATGCAATGAGTGTCGCAACGCAAAGCGCAAGGTTGTTCGAGCTGTGGACTATGACGCTTTATTCGTCGCACAACATGGCAAGTGCGCAATCTGTGGAATAGATGCCGAGACTTATGGCAAACGCTTCTCCATCGATCACGACCATACCAATATCGACAACCCAATTCGCGCACTTCTGTGTGCTAATTGCAACACCTTGATTGGGATGGCTGATGACTCAGTTGAAATCCTGACGCAAGCAATTGGATATTTGAAACACCACGAAGTCAAAACAATCTAGGGGAGCACATGACCAGGGAAGAGATACTGCAAGAGGCGATGCGCCTGACATCAACGGATCGACAAAAGAACTACGGCGAGCCATTCATCAATCACAAGCGGATTGCAGACATTTGGACTGTGCTACTTGGCGTTGATGTGACTCCATCGCAAGTTGCCTTGTGCATGGTCGGCGTCAAACTTGCTCGGCTTGTTGAGACGCCTGACCATCAAGATTCTTTCGTCGATATGGCGGCTTATGCAAGCATTGCAGGAGAAATCGCATGAGCATGGCAGTCATCATTCCAAGCCGAAGCAGACCTTCCAACATTGAAGAGCTGCTCGTTTCCTGGAAAGCAACACAGACCAAGGCAGATTTGTTCATTGTCGTTGACGATGATGATCCTGAAATTGACGGATACCGAGCATTCACAGGGTTCACCTTGCTCGTCTATCCACGCCAAGGCAAGGGAATGGCAAAGCCACTCAACCGCGCAGCTTCTGAAATCCTTGCAACAAATGACTATCAATACTTTGCATTTATAGGCGATGACCACAGACCACGCACCGAGAATTGGGACGACAAGCTCTGTGACGCACTTGATGAAATAGGCACAGGCATCGCCTACGGCAACGACCTACTCCAAGGAGAAGGTCTGCCAACGGCTGTTGCCATGACCGCCGACATCGTCCAGGCACTTGGCGGGATGACACCGCCTAACATGATTCACTTATATCTCGACAACTTTTGGCTGAAACTAGGCCAAGACACTGCGATGGCCTATCTGCCTGAAGTCATCATTGAGCATTTGCACCCTATTGCTGGAAAAGCGGCGTGGGATGAGGGTTATCGCGAGGTCAACGCTGACGATATTTATTTATCTGATGCCAGGGCTTTTGAACAATACATTTCAAGTGATGCTTATCGTCAGCTCCTGAATGAATTATTGGATCGAGCATGAAGATTCTTATTACAGGAGATGCTGGCTTCGTAGGTCGTAATTTTAGACGCCACCTTGACGAGCATGAGATTGTCGGCGTTGATATACTCAACGGCACAGATGCTCGCGATTTCTTTCGTACCGACAGCACACACTTTGACCAAGTCATTCATTTGGCAGCAGTCGTTGGTGGTCGCAAGATGATTGAAAGCTCACCACTTGCTTTGGCAGTTGACTTGGCAATCGATGCTGAAATGTTCGGTTGGGCGCTTCGCACCAAACCCAAGAACATCACATATTTCTCATCCTCGGCTGCATATCCAATTTTCTTGCAAGCACCAGGAATGCCACCGCTTCGTCTTGAAGAAACATTCATTGACTTGAATATGATTCAAACACCTGACTTGACATACGGATGGGCAAAGCTGACAGGAGAGATGCTCGCAGTTCATGCACGAGCACAAGGATTGAAAGTCCAAGTATTCCGACCATTTTCGGGATACGGATTAGACCAAGCACTTGACTATCCATTCCCATCATTTATCGCTCGTGGCTTGGCAAAGTCAGAACCATTTGAAATATGGGGAGACGGCACTCAAGTGCGAGATTTTATTCACATCGATGACATTGTTCAGGCAGTCATTACTGCTTGGGAGACTGACATCGAAACTGTGAACCTAGCAACTGGAAGACCAACTTCCTTCAATGAATTGGCTCGCCTAGTGGCTGACGCCGTTGGCTATACGCCGACGATTCGTCACCTTGAGGCAGAGCCTGTTGGCGTTGCCTATCGAGTAGGCGATGCCAAACTTATGAAAACCTTCTACACACCAAAGATTTCTTTGGAAGAAGGAATTTATTTGGCTCTCGCCAACTAGAGTCACACCTCGCCTGATTCGTTGGCGTTATAGAAAAGACCCCCTAATCCATCTGTGAAGATGCAATTTAGGGGGTCTTTTCGCCTTTTAACCCCAATCAATATCCGAGAGCAACCCCGCCATGACTTTGCGTTCCTCGTCATTGACAAGGTCTGCATATCGGGCTGTGACGGTAGGAGAGGCGTGGCGCATGAGGCGCTGAGTGGTGATGAGGTTGCCTCCTGACGCTGCCAAGACGCTGGTGGCAAAGAAGTGACGGCAGGAGTGAAAAGACAGGCGTGAGGCCGTTCCCGAGGATCGAGTCGCGATGCCTAGGCGACGCATTTCAGCGTTGGCAAGGCGGGAAAGGTAGTTGGCATCGACTGAATAAAGACGACCCAAGACATTCTTGGATTGGATGATTTCGACCAATTTGGCATGGCAGGGGACAAGCAGGTCGGTGTCTCCCTTGCCGAAGATGCGCAGGAAGTAGTTGCCATCGTGTAGCTCAAGCCAAGAGCCTTCGATACGGCTGACCTCAATGGCGCGGAGTCCGGCAAGGCAAGCAAACATGAACCACTCACGCATCGGTTCTTTGGCTGTGGTCATCAGCATAGTTGCCTGTGCCTTGCTCAATGGCCGAGGAGTGTGGCGAGCGACTTTAACTTTGGGAAGACCATCTTCAGGATGATGATCCAAGGGAATAATTCCAAGCATTCTCAAGGTGTTGAAGATTGACTTGATTCGGGCTGTGTAAGTCTCTCGTGAAGATTGAGTCTTACCTTTCATCACCTTTGCCAATAAGTCTTGCAGGAAGACCTCTGAGGGGTGTTTAGCGCCGCAAATATCACGAAGGATGGCGAAGTCGTTCATGTATATCTCTCGACTCCAACCCGCGTACTCATAGCGAGCCGCCAAGAGCATTCCGACATTCTCATGCCAGGGTTGAGTGAATTCAGGCAGCCTCATATAAATCTCGGGCATTCCTGAATCCTCGGCAAACACAGCCTCACGCTCCTTCGTGTAACTGGTCGGCTCACCCCCACGAGGGGGAGAACCTGCTGTGATTCTACTCACTGGTATTTGTGAGTCAATAGAGGAGCTGATGGGATTAAGGCTCAAGTCAAGGTCGAGATATTGGAAATCTTCTCGGCGAGTTGCTTGATTTAGAATGGGGACTTCATTTAGCATTTGCAATCGATTCGATAGTGGAGAGCTATCAGATTGCGAAAAATGGCCTCAAAGATTCCAGTCTTTGATCCTTGCTACTGTTTCACACTTCGTACCATTTTGTGTCCGAATGTGTAAATCTTAGCAAGTTGGACATTACAGCTACCTGATAAATCCCACTGTACACCTTGGGGGGGTGAAGTGTATGGGAAAAACGGACTTGTTTAGACAAAGAGTGCTAGCTCTCAAGCACAAAAAATCCAAGCGAATTGGTACTTCAACAAATCCATCATTCAACTCAGCCGATTTTGCCATGCCCCCATGTGCTCAGTCGGCTGAGTCATTTTAAGGGGGCAAAAGTGGAAATCATAGTTGCAGCAATTGCAGGAATCTTGGTCACTCTTCCAATCATTCTCAAGTTCGAAGCCTGGCTCAACAAGGGCGATGACTTTGCAGAAGTTAAGGAATGGCACAACTTCACATCCGTCATGGAGAAGAAGTAAATGGGAATTGATGTCGCACCTTCAACAGTCGCAGCAATCCTTTGCGTATTCAGCGCATCCATATTTGGCTACCTCATCGGCGCTTATCGCGAATGGGATCGAGCCAACACCAACCGTCGCCAACTATTCCTCGAACTTGAGGATTCATATCGTGAGGCAGACCACCTTCGCACAATCATTTTCCAATCCGATTCTGTCCGTTCACAGAATCACAATCCTGCGCAAAAGCTGAACTCACACTAATGAGCAAAGCCAAAACGAAAGGCACTGCTGCCGAGAGTGCGCTTGTGAAATTCCTTGTGGGGCAAGGATTTCCATACGCGGAGCGACGCGCACTCTCAGGCAGTAATGACATGGGAGACATCACAGGAACTCCATGCCTTGCATGGGAAGTGAAGAATCACAAGTCATACGCCATTCCGTCTTGGCTCAAAGAGACAGCAATTGAAAAAGACAACGCAGGTGCTGACTTTGGCATTCTCGTTGCAAAGCCCAACGGCATCGGCTTGAGCCATGTTGGTGATTGGTGGGCAATCATGCGAGTGGCCGACATCGTCGATTTACTTCGCGCCGCCGGATACGGAGACCCAAAGTGACACTGACAGGTCTGTTCAATTTTCCGCGATTTCCTCAAGCCAAGTGTGTTGGCGATATTGCGGATTCTTTCTTCCCTGATAGCAAAGCAGAACTCGAAAAGAACCTTTCGACTTTACAAGCCCTCTGCCAATCATGTGTCCATGAAAAAGAGTGCTTGAAATACGCACTTGACAATGAAATCACTCATGGATTTTGGGGAGGAAAGACCACTGAGGAACGCAATCACATTGCGATGACTCAACCAATAGAAAAGAAGAAAGAGCCTTCACGACTAGAAGAGGTCTTGCGCTTGCAAGCCTTGGGTTGGTCGCTTGAAGCAATAGCCAGGTCGTCAAGTGTGTCTGTGGCATCTGTTAGCAGATTGCTCAACCGCGCTCGAAAGAAGGGTCACATCAAATGAGTAATCAAATAAAACGCTTTGGACTGTTCATCGGTTCACTTGCAATCTTTTCAATGATATTCAACATCACGACCATGTCCACACTTGTTGGACAACAGAAGGTCACTCACAGAGTTGTGCAAGTCAAAGAAGTTGTCTTGCTCACTGATCCACAGCGCATCAATCTATTGATTGACGAGCTACTCACACCAAAATCGGCTGGATGCTTTCGACAAATACTCAAGCATGAGTCGCACTTCAATCCAAAAGCAGAGAATCCATCATCGTCAGCGAAAGGCGTTGGTCAACTTCTGAGCACCACTTATCAAAACCTTGGAATGAAGCATTCAAGCGACGGCATGGCACAAACAGTTGCCGCCCTCGCATACATCGGTCGTCATTATGGCGGCAAAAATGCCACTTGCACCGCATGGGTGCATTGGCAACGAAACCAATGGTTCTAGGGGGAATCCATGTCAGTACAAATTAACAAGGAGATGTGTGACCTTGACACCACAGCAGCAGCGTGGCTTGAGGCATACATCGAGGCAAAAGCAAAGATGAAGGAGTACGCCGAGAAAGCAGACCGCGCTCAAGAGCAGGTCAAAGCAGCTCTTGGCGATTGTGAAATCGGACTTGTCAATGGTCGGGAAGCAATCCGATGGTCAACGGTTGAATCAAAAAGAATCGATGTAACGAAACTTCGCGCTCTTCTGCCACCACAAGTTCTTGACCTTGTTGAAATTACATCGGTCACTCGACGCTTCTCAATAGTCGAAGGTGACGAATGACCGAATTTGTCACACCAGGGGATGTTCACCAAAGCCTTGCCGATGAACTACGCGCAGTCATCGGCAAGGCGGCGATGAACGCTCCGCGTTCTCGCCAAAGCGCCGTTGGACTCAGCGAAGTGGGCGAACCTTGTCTTCGAAAACTTGCATACAAGTTGCTTGACTTCGACAAGACCAATCGCTCATCTGATCCTTGGCCTTCTATTCAAGGCACTGCAATCCACGCTTGGCTTGCCGAGCAATTTGCAGGGGATGAGAACTATCTCGTTGAAACACCTGTCAAAGCTGCCGAAGGTCTTGAAGGAACTTCTGACCTCTTTGATATTGCACAAGGCATGGTCATCGATCACAAATGTGTTGGTGCAACATCAATGAGCAATGCCAAGAAAAAAGGCATGACCGACCAGCAACGCGTTCAGATTAACCTCTACGGCCTTGGCTTTGAGAACGCAGGTCATAAGGTTGAAAAGGTTGCACTGGCTTTCTACCCGCTAGGTGGTCGCCTCGATGGTCTGCACACAATCGTTGAGCCTTACAACCGCAAGATTGCAACTGATGCGATTGAGCGATACAACAATCTTCAGGCTCTCGTGTGGCAATTAGACCCTGAGAACAATCCCCGCACATGGAATCTCTTGCCGATGACTATCTCCTACTTGTGCACCTATTGCCCTTGGCTCTTGCCGAAATCTCGCAATCTTGTCAATGGATGTCCAGGGGAGGTCATGGGATGAATGCAATCTACATCGTTGTATTCCTTGGCTTCTTTGCTCTCAATTTCTTACTCCTTGCCGGGATACAGACAACTCTCAAATTTATGATCATGCGCAATCGACAGATGGAAGCTCGCGTGGAAACGCTGATGCTTGAGTCGATGTATTCGAAGGAGCTGTGATGAGTCCGACATATTCCTATCGATGCGCCAACTGTGGTTGGTCGATTGCAATCAACAAAAAGATTGCAGAGCGCGACTCAGCACCTATGTGTGGCGATTGCTGCGTACAGATGAGCCGAGAAGTTGCGCAAGCAGTCGGATCAGTATTCAAAGGCTCAGGCTTTTATTCAACGGATTCTCGTCGATGAACGCCGTCAGCCTCTTCGCAGGTGTCGGTGGATTCGACCTTGCATTTGAACGCAACGGCGTTGATGTTGTTGCAGCAGTTGAAATTGACGCCAATGCGCGAGGCGTACTCAAGCGCAATTTTCCACAGACAAAGTTGTTTGACGATGTCTGCACAGTCACAGGGAAGGATTTAATCAATGCAGGATTTAACCCAAAAGAAGGAATCATTGCTGGTGGATTTCCTTGCCAAGATTTGTCAGTTGCAGGGAAGCGAGCTGGACTTGACGGCTCACGCTCTGGACTCTTCTTCGAAATTGTCCGACTCCTTGACGAAACCAAAGCGAAGTTTTTCATTCTCGAAAATGTCCCTGGCTTACTCAGTTCGCAAAGCGGAGCAGACATGGCAACCGTCATCAGCGCGTTGGATGACCTCGGGTATAGCGTCGCGTGGCGAGTGTTTGATGCTCAATTCTTCGGAGTTCCCCAAAGACGCCGTCGAGTCTTCATTGTCGGATGTCTTGGAGACGACTGGTCAACACCTGCGCAAATACTCGCTCTCAGCGAAGGCCGCGCAAGGCATCTTGCGAAGAGCAACGCGAAGAGAAAAGACATTGCCGCCGAGACTTCAGACAGCCTTGCTCGAATGCGCGGCTTCGGAGACTACGAATTAGACGAGACATCGTCTGCGTTAAAAGCGCGAGATTACAAAGACGCAACTGATCTTGTTGTCAGAAATGAGATTACCGGTCCTTTACAAGCGAGAGATTTCAAGGGAGTGGGCAATCAATATGTTGCCGAAAACAAGCTTGTGGTTCACGAAAAGTAAGCGCGCACAGAATGTTGACGACAACGAAACATGGATTCAGGGGGGGCAGTGCCAACGATGAATGCGTTTGATGTTGGAGATACACGAGCAACTGTTCTCATCATTGATGGAACTCGCGTTGACGATGTACGAATTTATGACGATGGGATTGTCCCAACTGTCATTTCACGATATGGCACAGGCGGGGGAAATGTACCGATGATATTTGACAACGAAGAACCGATTGCTTTCCATCAAAAACAAGAACCAATCTCAGGATCAGTTTCACCTGCCCTTGGAGTCACTTCGGGTGGAATGGGTGTTGTCACTCCGATTGCATATTCAGTTCGCGAGGACGCTAAGGCGAACAACTTCAGCGCAACCGAGACTGACACAGCTTTGACTCTTCAAGGTCATCAACCATCGCCTCAGTCTCATCATGCGCAACTTTTCCTTGCTCAAACATCAACAGTTCGTCGCTTGACACCAACAGAGTGCGAGCGACTCCAAGGATTTCCTGATGGATGGACTTCTCAACGCTTCGATGAAAAAAAGCAAGAAGTCATTCCTCAAGCCGATTCCAACAGATACAAGCAGATGGGAAATGCAGTTGCAGTTCCTGTCGTGGAATGGATTGTCCGGCGTCTCGTCGAGACAACAAAAGAATTGACATCGCACGATGACAATGCAACACCCCAACCAAAAACAGAAAGCAGGGAACGATGACATTTACAGCACCATCATCTAGCTCTGAGAGCGTTAAGCCAGCCGATTTGGATGGCCACCTTCTCATCATCAAGCCAATTGAGTTCAAGACAAACATCAGCACATCCCTCGGCGACGCGGACGCCATTGAGGTCAACATCATTGATGTGACAACAGGCAAGCACCACGAGAGCGTCTTGTTCTTCAATGTCGCACTCAAGTCAGCACTGAAGCCAAACATCGGCAAAATCGTGTTGGCAAAAATGGGACAAGGCATTGCAAAGCCAGGCAAGTCAGCGCCTTGGATTCTCAACCCTGTGACAGATCAGGCAGACATCGACTCTGCCACCGCCGCACTTGCAGGAGCTGCGAAGGCAGCACCTGTTGTGGCACAGGCGGCGTCGGGCGTGTCTCCCGAAGTTCAGGCGTTACTTAATCAGTTAGGTGCGAAAGCAATCTAACGAACAAGTTTGCTGATGAAAAGCGTGTGAGTTAGTCCTTTCGGGTCACGCATTTCGGGGCATCAGCAAAACCGTTGGCAGGTTTGCAATCGATGGAGAAGCGATTGAGGTTCAACTCCTCACAACGGACAAGGAAATAACAATAGGGGGATTGATGGCAATACAGATGGACAGCACCGATAACACAGGCAACTGCAACTGTCCTGACTCATCATTGCTGTGGACAACAGAAGATGTTCAGCAGCTTCACGAAGACCTCATTTTTTGGGTTGACGCTTGCAAAACTCTCAATGCTCACAAATTAGATGCAGGGGATGTTCGCAACGCATATATCGCAGCAATCAATGACGCAGTTCGCAAAATCGAAGTGCGCAAACGCGCAGTTGCGCATGGCAAATGAGTTCATATCCACTGCGTTACAAGAAGACGATGCCATTCTCTCTCGAATGCTCATGGTTTGAACAGAATGGCGAAGACATGATGGAGGCTTGCGTTCAAGTCGCCACAAAGGGTTTTTATTACGACAGGGGCGAAGTCATCAGGATTGTTTCGCTCTGTGATTATCACGCAATTGTTCAGGAGTCACTATTCAAGGCGGGTCAAGAATGACAGGGTTTTATGCAGGGGAAGCGTTTCGTTCATCTTTGGATGACACTTGGACAACACCAAAATCTTTTTTTGCAAAATTGGATGCAGAGTTTGATTTCAAATTAGATGCAGCAGCTTTGCAATCTTCGGCATTATGCCCAATTTGGTATGGTCTTGATCATCCACGAGAAGATTGGCGCAATGCTTTTGACCGAAATTGGCAAGATGATGCTCAAGGCAACATTTGGCTTAATCCTCCGTATGGAAGAACAATCAATGAATGGATTCGGAAGGCTAATTTTGAAGCTAGTCGCGGCGCAGGATCTGTTGTTTGTTTAATCCCAAGCCGGACTGACACTCGTTGGTGGTGGGATGGGGTGATTCAACACGAAGTCAGATTTGTCAGAGGAAGATTGAAATTTGGTGATGGTAAAAATTCCGCACCTTTTCCATCAGCTGTTGTCGTTATTCGGGGTCAAAAATGTTGATTTTTGATTTCTTCTCAGGTACTGGTAGCTCGACTCAGGCATTCAAGGATTCAGGTCACACAATCATATCTTTCGAACTTGATTCGTTCTTTGAGGCAACAGAGACTGTTGATGTCATGTCATTGATTGCGAGTGAATTGATTACGAAGTACGGAAAGCCTGATTTCGTATGGGCATCACCGCCTTGCACTGCATTCTCTGTGGCTTCTATGGGACACCATTGGAAAAACGGGGGAGCTAATCCTGAGCCAAGAACAGAGTCAGCTAAGTCGTCACAAGAATTGGTTGCGCATACTCGGGATTTAATTTTCGAATTGAATCCAACTTACGGATACCTCATAGAAAACCCTCGTGGAATGTTGCGTAAATTGCCAGTCGTTGCAAACCTGCCAAGGCGAACAGTCACATATTGCACTTATGGCGACTCTCGCATGAAACCTACCGATTTATGGGGAACAGTCTCAAATTGGGTTGAGCGCACACCTTGCAAAAATGGGCAGGGATGCCACGAAGCAGCTCCGAGAGGTTCAAAAACTGGCACTCAAGGCTTGAAGGGTGCAAAAGAGCGAAGTCGTGTTCCCTACGAATTAGGCGAAGAAATTCTGAAGGCAATTATGGGGGCAACAAATGAATGAAATCATGCAAGCAGCGATGGCATTTCGAGATGCCGGAGTTTCAGTTGTCCCTGCCGCGATGGATGGATCGAAAGCGCCGATTGGTACTTGGAAGAAATATCAGCTCACGATGGCCGACGATGAACAACTTGCGGCTTGGTTTGGTGGCAACGCTACTGGCTTGGGAATTGTCACAGGAAAGGTGAGTGGCAATCTTGAGATGGTCGAACTCGAAGGCAGAGCATTGGTCGAAGGTTGCCTCGATGAAATCAGAGAGATTGCAATCAACTCAGGTCTTGGCGACCTATGGGCAATCATCTCAACTGGCTATGTTGAAAAGACTCCTTCAGGTGGCATCCACTTCCTGTGGCGAATCGCAGATGAGCCTGTTCCTGGCAACACAAAGTTTGCAAGACGACCAGGTGAGAACAACACAGTCTTGGTCTATGCCGAATCAAGAGGCGAAGGCGGCTTCGTAGTCACAGCTCCGTCATCAGGCACAGTTCATCCGTCAGGTCAGCCTTGGCAACTTCTCATCGGATCACCTGCGACCATTCCAATGCTTTCTTGGGAAGAGCGTGAGGCAATCGTTTCGGTTTTTAAGTCCATCGATTCCATGCCTGAAAAGGAAACCATCGTGGCCTCACTCAAGCCTCACTCTGAATCGACAGGGAATAAGCCAGGAGATGACTTCAATGATCGAGGCGATTGGCAAGACATTCTCGTTGGATGGCGAAAGGTCTATACAGCCAACGGCGTGACCTATTGGCGCAGACCAGGCAAGGACACCGGCATATCTGCCACCACAGGGCGCAATGACGCCGACAATCTCTTTGTCTTCACATCTTCAACAACATTTGAGCAAGAGCGCCCATATTCCAAATTTGCTGCCTTCGCACACCTACACCACAACGACGATTTCAAAGCTGCTGCCAAAGAGTTGAGAAGCAAGGGATTCGGCGGCAAATCTTCTTCCTTACCTTCTTTGAGTGAGTTGATGACAACACCGACTCTGACAGTTGTGCCTGATTTAGATGCAGACCATGTCGAAGAGCAGCGAGAGCGATCCACCTGGTATCCCAAGCCTCTTGACCTACTTGGCGAGATTGAAGAGCCAGCACCTGAGTTCCTCAGCCGAAATGACGGCCACAGACTCTTCTATCGGGGCAAAATCAACGCACTTCTTGGCGAATCAGAGTCAGGAAAGACTTGGGTGGCACTGCTTGCAGTCAAACAATCCCTCGATATGCAACAGAAAGTTATCTATCTCGACTTCGAAGATTCCGGCAAGGGAATCCTTAGCCGACTTCGAGCACTCGGCGTTGAAGATGCCAAGTTCACGAACTTCACCTATGCCAATCCTGACCAAAACCTCGCACTTGACGAGCGAATGGACTTGCTTGACGCTCTGCGAGAGATAAGCCCTGAACTCATCATCGTCGATGGCGTCAACGCTGCCATGACGCTTCTCAACCTCGAACTGACGAGCAACAGAGACGCCACATTCTTCAGTCAACAGCTCCTTAAGCCATTGGCGAGTTCAGGCGCGTGTGTCGTGACAATCGATCATGTGCCGAAGTCAAAAGACAATCGCGGGAACTACGCCATCGGCGCTCAAGCCAAGCGAGCAGACATCAACGGATGCGCCATTGCCGTCGAAGTCACCCTCCCATTTGGCAAGGGAATGAATGGAGAGCTGCAACTGAAAGTGACCAAAGACCGACCTGGGGCAGTGCGAGAGAACTCCAAGGAAGCCAAGTTTGCTGGCACTGTCTCACTCAGGTCTAGCAGTGAGGGTCGCGTCGTGATGACGATTGAATCCCCACAGATGAGTGGTGAGAAGACAAGACCGACTCATCTCATGGAGCAGGTCAGTCGCACCCTTGAAGGGTCAGCAATGCCGCTTTCAAAGAACGCTGTTGAGAAAGAGATCAAGGGAAAAGCAGAGTGGGTGAGAATTGCCATCCAAACTCTCATTGATGAGAAATACATCGTCATCGAGAACGGCTCTCGAAACGCTCTGAACCTCAAATCTGTCCGTCAATATCGAGAAGCTGACGAGGTCATTTCACCGATTCATTGGCAAGAGGCGAAAGATGTTTGACCTCGTCCCACCTCGTCCCGACCTCGTCCCGGACGAAGTCGCCAACCTGCATCGACTTCGTCCCTCTGTCCCCTCTCTAAGAGGGGACGAGGACGAGGTCAGGTTGGTGAGCGTAAATGTCTGATTCATTCATCAATTCCCCACT